ATCCTTTGATTGGTCTACAATATCACAAGCTAATATACTTATGTTAAACCTCAACACTTGTTCTTCTGCTGAAACACTATTTACAATCATATGTGCTAATGGAAATATGTCTTGCTTGTTTAGGTTTACTTTGCTTATGTCACCAATAGAAACTGTATTAGTAAATTCAGTACCTCTTAATTGTTCTTCTATCGTTGAGGTAAGTTGATAATACCCTCTTATTCCTTGTTGGCTCATTTAAAATTCTTTTTAATTCTTTTTGCTTCCATTTCTGCTTTCTCTTTTAAATATTCTAAAGTGTACAAGCATTTATGTACATTTAGTTTAGTGATATCTTCAAGTCTTCTAATATCGTTTTGAGCGAGTGCAGTGAAGATGCTTTGATACCATCCATACTTTCTTGAAAAATTTGTTCCCGCATCAAGCTGTCCATCTGCGGTGCTTCCAAATAATCCACCATAGTTTTCGATAAGTCTATTCCTAAATTGTACAAAAAAAAAATTGACCCCAAGACTATGTCCATAGGTATTTCTTCTAACTTTTCTTTTGCATCTAAAGTATATTCATTAATCAAATACTTGTCACCTATCTTTTTACTGATTGGTCTGTATAATACATTCATTGCTATTTGCATATTTTGCCAGTCACCAATGTAAGTATCTAAATCTATATACTCACCTAAACTCATTTCATCCAAGTCTGGAATTATACCATATTCAACACCACCTATTTTAAAGGTTCTTATTAAACTTGGTTTATCTTCAAACATATTATTTATAATCTCAACAATTCTATCTGCATCTGTTAGTTTTAATAACCTTGCACTTTTTGCATCCAGGTTACAAAATATCTCTATCATTTTACATTGTAAGAAATAACTATCATCATTGGTTTCTTGTATTTTTAGAAACTTCTGATATTGCTTCAAAGATATTTCAGATAGGTCACTTGGGATGATTAATTCAACTTTCATATTTATATAACGTTTTTAAAATGGTTTTTTATAGTAAGGTAAATATAATAAAAAAAGGTACACCATTTCTGATGCACCTTTTAAACAAAACTAACTCAACTTAACTAAATCATACTTGCCTCGTGACAAGTGCCACTACACACACCTGGCTTATCTATATCTGCACCACATTCTGTGCATTCATATTCTTTGTACTCTGGGGGGCTATACCAATCCATAATATTCTGTTTTTAATTTACCATTTCGGTAATGTTCTACAATTACACCAGTTGACAAAGGTACTACCTTATATGGTCTGATGCTTCTTTTAATTAGGAATTTATCTATTATCTTTTTCATATCTGTTTTATCTATTCTTCTAGTTCGTTAAATACTGCGTGTTCTAAACAAGACCCACATAATTCATCACTTAAATAAGATGCTTCTGCACCACAACAATTACTATACATATTCTTTTGTTATTTCGTTATACTCTTTGATGTAGTCTTTGGCATCATCTAAAAAGGTTGGTGCTATATGTTTTAACACACCTCTGTTATCTTCCATATAACTAAAGTAGGTTTCTAACCTTATCTTAATAGCATATAGCTTTTTAAATTCTTCTAATGGTAATTTTACTGTTTCTTCCATATCTGTTTTGTTAAGGGGGTTTTTACACCCCCGCTATTATTATATTTTAGTTAAATCTATTGGGTTTTTGTATACTCTATTTCCTACTGCGTGTCCCGCATTCCAAAGTTCTTCACCAGCCCCAATACCCACAACTGTGTAGTATTCTTTGTTTTCAGCTACTATTTTATCTGTATATACTGAATTTCCTTTACTGTAAGTGATTGTTCCGTCTTTAAATACTATTGCTGTCATAATGTTTTGTTTTAGTTAATTAATATGAAGCAAAGATAGCAATAATTATTAGTTATAAACAAACAATTTTATAACTTTTTTTAAAATAATTTTTATTCTACTAATTTACAGTAAGTTATCTTGTAAGTTTTTTTTAGTGTAAAGCATATTTACCAAAGTTTGGACGGCTTAATATAGAATAAGTTGCATATCTGCAAGGGTCAATGATATGGTTGTTTTTATCCTCTGGTGTATTTATGAGCATACCACCTTTATCTTCTTTCCATTTGTAATTTCTAAACTCACTTATTGCATTTGTTGAGGTTGATAGTATATGTATCTTGTATCTCTTTAGTAAGTCAATACCAGCATTCACACTATCCTTACCTTTTATGCTTGGAAATATATTGTTACCCATTGCACGTAGTTCTGATATTAATCTTGGTTCTGCACTATCCGCATAAATTGGTTTGCTTGTTAGGTTTAGTTCTTTAAGAAAATTGTTTATATCACTTGTGGTCATTTGGGTTCTGTACAAATGTTCTTGTATATATAGATTATGCCCTTGACTATAAACAGCAACAAAGGTTGTAGGGTCATTAGTATATCCAAAATCCATTCCATAAGCAATCAGTTCTGCTTCTTGTGGTATCTGGTTTACCTCAACATACTTAAATATAGTGCTTCTGCTCGCTGCTCTTTCTCCTAATCCATATATCTGCCAATACTGTTCATCAGTGTCTTTTAACCTTTCTATTTCCTTTCTAATTGATGCTTCAATAAAAGGGTTATCAAGGTAAGTGGTTTTATAAAACACACAATCATCTCTTGGTATTAATTTGTCATATATCCAATGGTATTCATCTGATGGGTTAAAATCAAGTATAACCCTATCTTGTGTTCTAAACAACAACTGCTGCATATCTTCAAAGTAAAGTTCATTGCCCTCATTAACAAATAGCAAGTCACGTTTCCTACCTCTTATCTTTTGTGGCTGGTCTAAAGAAATAAATTCAACAAGGTTACCAAATAGGTGATATTCTGAATTAGACTTGTTGTGGTATTGCTCACTATAACATTTATACTTTTGAAGTATAGCCATAAAGTCACGCATTACCGTTGCTCTTAAACTTGGAAATGATTTACGGCATATAGTTATAATCTTGTCATTGTTGTTTGCACAATAGTTAAATATAACCCATAGAAGTATATTGTATGTTTTACCAGACCTTGTACCACCTTGTTCAACTACAATCTTTTTGTCAGTGTTGGCTAAATGCTTATAGACAATATTAGTCTGTATCTTCGGTTTTATCAATTATCTCTATTTGAAAATTAGTAGGCATACCATCTGCACCAGTTATTTCTTGACGTTCAATATAACCCCTTTTCTTACCTTTTGTCTTTAAGTAGAATATTGTTGCTGCTGTTGAGTTGGCAGATATTTGTTTGTGTAGTTGGCTTTCTGCAAAGTCTAAAGCTACGTTTTCAATATCCCTTACCTCAATAGCAAATGCTTTATCTTCTTTAAGCCATTTGTAATATGTGCTTCTTGGTATATCTGCTTTCTTACAAGCTACCGTAACAACTCCTAAACTTTGTTCAAGTGCTTTTAATAGGCTTTCCTTTTTTATGTGTCTATCTTTGTTCATTATTTTTTTTCTTTTGTGCTTCTTTTTCTTCTGAAGTTGGGTTAAACCTTTTTCGTTTTTGTTCGTTTATATATTTAAACCTTTCAACCATTCCCATTCTTCTAATATCCTTTTCCATTTATTTTAATTTTTAATGATGTATCTAATTTACGCATTCTATCTATTATTACTTGGCAATATTTAGGGTCAAGTTCCATAATAAAACCCCTCCTTTTTAATTGATGACAACCCACCAAAGTTGAACCACTTCCAGCAAATAAATCAACTATGTTAACTGCTTTTTTATGATTGCCTAATGCCCTTGCAGATAATTCAACAGGTTTTTGTGTTGGGTGCATATATTTAGTATCTTTTTTAATTTCCCATAAATCTGTTTCATTATTTATCCCATCATCTAATTTACCATTAAACAAACAAAACTCGTGCTGGTGTCTATATCCTCTCCCTAAACCAAAAACATTTTTCGCCCAAACAATACAGGCTTTAAAATCTAACTTATTTTGAAGTAAACCGTAAAATTTCCAATTACACCACACATAATAATTTTCGGGTTTTAATATTTCTAAAATAGAAACAAACCCATCTATTAAATTCTCAAACTCGTTTTCTGGTAAATCATCATTTTTTATTACATCAAATTTGCCACTCCTACCGTTAAAAGATACATTGTATGGTGGGTCTGTAAAAACCATATCTGCCTTTTGCCCATTCATTAGCTTTGCCACTTGGTCTGCGTCTGTACTATCTCCACATAATAACCTATGCTCACCTATCTCAATTAAATCTCCTAAAACAACATCAACCTTTAAATCTTCTGGCTCTTGATAATCATCTTCTTCAGCTTCTAAAACTTCATCCTCAAAAGGAAAACCATCTAAACCCCATTCTTCTAATTGTTTTATATCCCATTCATTTGCGAGTATATCCCAATCCCATTCACCAAACCCTACATTGTCTTTTACAATAAACTCTTGTTGTTGTTCATCTGTAAGTTTATCAGCTTTTAAAATATACACTTCTTTTAAACCAGCCTCCTTACAAGCCTTTAATCTCATATTGCCACCAAGTACTACCATATCTTTATTCACTACAATAGGGCGCAGTTTAAGCATCTCTGGAAACTCTTTAATTGACTTTACAAGCTTTTTAAACTTATTGTCTTTTATAAAGCGGGGATTGCTTTCATTTGGTTTTACCTTACTTATCTTTATTAGTTCCATATATATATAACGTATTTAATTTATTTATTTCCTAACTTTAATTTTAGTAGTCTTTCTCTTATAGCTTTTCTTTCTTTACCCTTTGGTAATTTGTCTAATAGTTGTTGTAGCTTTTGTATTAGTTTTTCTTGCTCATAGTTTTTCTATTTCGTTTAATACTTCTTGATAGTATTCTATGTTGTTAGATGGTTTTAGTATTTCGTTTTCAAGTATAAGGCTTATATGTAGTTTAGCACATTTCTTTGCTTCTGTGCTTGTTGTTGTTTCTACATAAAATGCTTTTACTAATTGGTATGCTTTCTCTTTTGGTGTTTGCATAAATAGCCATTCTTTTTT